GCTAAAGCTCTAACTGTATTAAAGTCAGCGCTTGTTACTTCAGTTGTAGCTAAAAGATCTTGGATCTGTTTTGGTCCCGCTACCACAAATCTTTTTAGACTTGGGTCTACTGAACCATTATCAAAGAAAAATTTAGCTTGTCTTAATTTTGCAATCGTCATTCCGTCTGATTGGTCTGATGTTGCAAATTTAGAAGATGATGGAAGCGCAGTTGCCGTGCCTCCAGCTACTCCTGTGTCTGCAGCTGCATCGAACGCTGCTATGATTACATCATCGATTGATCTGTTCATAGCTGCTGCTGCTGCTTTTGCGTATGAGCTTGTTGGATCTATAAGCATTCTAACTTTATCTTGATCGTCGATTAAGTCAGCCCATTCATAGTCTGCTAAGCTTACACGTCTCCTAGCGTGGGGTGTATTTACCTGCGGAGTATTCCCGTGTCTAGACGATCTTACTGATGCTGCAGTAGCTCCAATTTGATCGAAAAACGCGTTCTTACCTCTAACAGTTTCAACATCCACAGCGCCTCTTAATTTACTTCCCATTTGTTGAGAAAGCATTGTTACGTTAGACGAATACTGCTCAACGAAAGAAGTTGTTATTTGAGTTGACATGTTTGTGTCCCTTCTTTGTTAGTTGTTGATTGAATATTCGGCTGATTATCCTTACGGGTCGTGCCTAAATTTTAGATCTTGTGGATCTAAGTCTTTTCCTTATGTCAACTAGGGTCTTGCGATTATCCTAGTGTATTTCGGCTTATAGAGAACTTTTTTGATCTCGTAAAGCCAAAACTTCTTCGACAGCTTCATCGTGATTAGGATGGTTTTTATCCCAGTAAGCTGAACCATTTGAAGTTAGCTCCGCGATTTGTTTGTCGATTTGTTTCGGTGTTAAGTAAGCTGGTCCCGAAGCTTGCATAATTTTATCTTCGCCCATTTGTTCTGCTAACTTAACTAAACCTCTTACTAAAGCTGGATGATCTCCAACCTTTGTTCCATCTGCCATCGGTGAGTTTAAGAAAGCTGCATCGATGGATGAGTTTGCTAAATTTTTAGCTTGAGATATTTTCTGATCGTAAGCTTGACCATATTCCATTTTTAACTCTCTTGTAGAGTTATCTCTGAAAGACATTGCTTTATTATCAGCTTCACCCATGCTTTTATTAACTAGATCATTATAAAAGTTTACAATACCTGCAGCTTGCTGCGGAAGTAAACCAAGGTTATGAGCATTTTTAGAAAACTCTTTTAATGTGTTTTCATCTACCTGTGCATCTTGTGGTAGCTCATATTTATATTGATCGGGTGATTTTGGTAAACCTAGTTTTTCATAAACTATTTTCCAATCATCCTCAGTTGCGTATTTATTTGGTACAGCTATTTTATCTGCGCCTACCATTTTCTGAGCATGTATGTAGCTCTTTGCTAGTGATGATACATCTTGAATATGTTTCAAGCTTTCATCAGTTTTAATATCATCGGGTAAAGTTGTTTTCCAATCGATATTTTTTTCTTCTACTGGAGCGGTTGTTGTTTGTGTCGCTTCAGACGGCTCTGTTGTAGTTGCCGCTACCTGTTGTTGATCACTCATTTTTCCTCCGTTTTATTGAGCATGTTTTTAATAAATAGAATGACAGATCTCTGCCCCTCTAAAAATGCGCTTTCATGACTATCACCTTTTATATGTGTAGTAACATTGTAACCGCATCTGTTTTCTAAATCTGTTAAGACTTTCTCGCCTGTTTCAGATTTAAAAGTTTGTTTATAGTCTGAGCTTAATTGTTTAATTACAGCTGCAGCTTTTTTATTCGGATCCATTAGTTGCCTTTAAGGCAGGAGCTATAGACCCAGCAGCTTCAGCGACTTGCTGAGCTTGTTGTAATTGCATTTGTTCCATTTGCGCCTGCTGTTTTTGTTGTTGAATAGCTTTTACTTGACCTTTACTTTTCATTATCTTAGCAGGTAATCCAAGAACATCTTGAACATGATCTACCAAACCATCAATATCAATGTAATCAAATACTGGAGCAACATTTTGCATTGTTCCAAATATCTCAATACCTCGCATGATTGATGATAATTCTTGTGTCTTTTGCGCTTTAGCTAGAGGAGATACATATTCAATTTCTATATCTTGATCTCCTAAAGTGTCGGGTGGTGGTAAAAATTTATTATTTTTATTTAATAAATTAAAACATCTTGTAACTAAAGGCTGTAACAATTCAGATTGTAGTCTACCTAACACGGGACCTAACAATCTCATTTTTTCTTCAGTACGCTGCATGACTTCTGTTGCTGTCATGTTTTGTCCCTGGATAGTCATTAGTTGATCAACAAAGAAATTTTCTCTAATAGCTTTTCTTCTTTGATCTTCCATCTGTAAACCTAATGGCTGGTTTGATCCTATATTTAATGGCTCAATTCTTTCTCTTGTTCCTGCTCTATAAAAATTTAAACCACCTGGTACTGTTCTTATTGGTAACATAAAACCATCATCGGGAACCATAAGAGGTGGATCAATTTGTTTTTGTGCAGCTTTAATAGATACTTTAGACATTGTGTTTAACATCTTAGTATCGGGTAAAGCATTCATTGCAGGTGATCTGCCGTAAACTTCATTAGAAGATGATTTTAAATATCTAGGAACTACATAAGGAAATTCTTTAAAACCACTTTCTTTTAGTAAAAAACCTGTTGCTTCATGTACATGACATGATTTATAATCCATGTTTTTTGAATTATCATAACCCATCTGTACATCGTTAGGATAAACTGAGTGAATGATTTGTGTTTCACCATAAGGATCTTTGTTAACTAGATCTTGTATTGGTTTTGGTAAAACAGCTCCTGGATACATTGCAGGAATATTTTTAGCTTGAACATGAAATTTTCTTGTTAAGCTATCTACAAAACCTTTTTCATTCTCTGTAATATATATTTCTGAAATATGTACTGTTTTAAATCTAAGATCATCTTTAGGATCATCTGTAATAAACATTGCACTTGTACCAAAACATAATAACTCATGATATAATTCAAAAACTTCTTGTTGGAAGTTAGATCTCATAAATGCCTGGTGCATTGTCTTGCCGCAATCTTCTAACCATTCTTTTGCGCTATCATCACGATTTATATTTTCGTCTCTGTATTTAAGATGAAACCATGGAGATATTGTATTTGTTAACATTCCATTTAAAGATGCAGCTAATAACTCTAATGCATGTGTAGCTGTTCCATCAAAGATCTGTTCGTGTCTTTTGTCACCTTTAGATGGTTTTTGTGTAATGTTATTTTTTCTTGGTAAAAAATAGTCAGCAACGTCTTGCCAATGTTCTTCCCAATTCTGTCTATTGGCTTTAAGACTATTATATCTTTCTATAACCATTTTTGCTGTTTGATCTATTTTTGCCATTTATCCTCCGAGTAATGATTTCTTAATTGATACGTTTCCATCGCCTAAACCTTTTGGTCCCGTAAGTATTGTTGATGATCTACCTCTACCTCTAGCAAGTTGTTGCATACTTGTAGATTGAGCTTGTGATACTTCAGCTTGTGACGGAGCTGGAACGTAAACAGGTGCTGGTGGTGCTGCAGGTTTTTTAGGTTTAAAAATTCTAACTGGTGAAGCTCCTCCCATACTATCCTCCTAATAAAGTTTTTTTGGAAACAACGCTAGCATCATCTTCTAATCCTTGAGCGGATGTTAAGATTGTAGATTGTCTCCCTTTTCTGTTAGCTGCAACAGCTCGTCTTTTTTCTCTAAGCTCAGCTTCTCTATCTGCATCATCGTACTTAGGTGCAGGAGCAACTTCTTGAACTTCGGGAAAACTTATTGCTGGTGCTTTAGGCATTAAAAATGACATGTTATCCTCCGAATACAGAGTAATCGTTTTGTGCAATACTCTGATTAATTTTTGGTTTGTTAGTTATTTCTGTAATTGATAAAGCCATGTATCTTGCAGCATCGCAAGCATGTGATGACCAATCCTTTACAGGTTTATTATGAAACATTTTCATACGCTCATTGTATTTTCGATGGTGATGTTTAAGAGCATCAATCAATGGCTGAGCGTTATCCATATCAATCATACATCTTGGTAAAACCATTTTTAATGCATGGATCCCATCTTCTAAAGCTATCTTAGGTAAAATTTTAAAATTAATACCTAATTGATAAGCTACCTCTCTACGAGTTTTACCTGTAGAAAATTCTGTAACTTCTATATCGTGAGGAGCAAAATGGTTGCCGTAGACATAATCTTTGTCTTTAACCAGCTGTACATAATGCGGTAAACCTTCACGATTATTTTCGTAAAAATCTATAACTAAAATTTGTTGTCCCAGTTGCTGATAGAATATAATCGCTGTACTATCATCAACTCCTAGATCCCAGGCTGTATGAACTTCTAAACTTGGATCGTATGGAACTCTAGTTAACTGTTTTTTATCTTCTAGATCTTTCATTAGATCTCCATAAACAGATCCTTCGATATTCGCAATCCAATCACATTCAAACTCTTGACGATACTTCGTCTCTCCCATTTGAGCTTTGGCTGCGTCTAGCTCCTCCTGGTCTATAATATTTGTTTCACTTGCCTTAGCTGTATAAGCTAACCACTTATCATCTTTTAATGCATGCTGGTAAAGCTCATAAAAGATATTGCTCATACCATTAGGTGTAGAAATAAAATAAGCAAAACCTTTTCTGTCTGATAAGGCGGGTCGCAAAATTTCATTCCATAACTTAGGATCTATTTGGCTAACCTCATCAATGCAAACTCCATCTAAAAATAAACCCCTTAAACTATCGGGGTTCTCACTAGATAATAAACTTATTCGACTACCATTAGGTAGATCACACCTTAATTCTGTTTCATGAAAAGTTGCCCCTGGTATAGATCCAGCGTACATTTTCATATAATCCCAGGCTATGCTTTTTGCTTGCTTATAAGTTGGCGCTATATATGCAAACCTTGGGTTTTTTAATTTATGCGTAAGCGCTGCTTTTATAAGATGATTTAAAATACAAATCGTTTTTCCAAATCTTCTATGACAATTTAAAACAGCAAATCTATAATTATCTAATTCACTATGTAGCTTTGCCTGTAAGGGTCTTGGCGTATAGGGTATTTCGATATGCATTAAATGATAATTGCAATAACTAATACTATAGCTGCGCCAATAACTACTTTCTTATGATCTTTCCATAAGTGTTCTATTTGATCTATTATTCCTAGCATCATATATCCTCCTAATGAATTGTTGGTGTTTCCCAGGCATCCTCGAAAGCTGTAAACTTAATACCGCTTTTCTTAAACATGTTGTCTGTAAACTTCCTACCATGCTCAAGATCCTCGAAGCCGTCTAAATGTATAATCACAGCATGTGTTTCGGGGTTAATGAAAACCAAAGCTGAAACTAAATTAGTTTTTTCTAATAACTTTTCTAAATCTTTTTCGCTCATAATTATTTTTTCTTGTGTCTGTTGGCAAACTTCCTGGCGCTTGCTGTTGATCTGAAACCCCACTTACGTAGAGCTAAAGCTTTTCTTGTGGGTCTACCTTTTTTATCTTTCATTGGTCCCTTCATTCCCGAAAATCTCGCGGCAAAGGATACACGTCTCCCACTTGTTCCACGTTTAAGAGGAGCTTTTACTCCAAAGTGTTTACGACCAGCAGCGTTTAAACCACCAGTTTTTGATTGATATGCTTTCTTAACCATAGTGTGTGTGTGAGTGTCTTACTCCCAATATAAATATATACTTGCAACCGCGCCTGTTTTGGCGGGTATACCCCCCTAATGTTCGCGTAATGTTCGCAAACACATGCTAATTGTACGGCTGCAGTTATAGTACCTGTCGCCCCGTTATCCATAACGCGCGTGCGAGACTATGTTTATTGGTACATAAATTCCAACTTAACCAGGATCCAGGCAGGTAAAAGAAAAGCCAGGCGATGATTAGTCGCCTAGCTCTGTTAAATTAATTCTAATTAAATAGCGTCAGTAGCTTTCATACCAAGGTAAGCAATGTAACAAACCACTAGGAATGATACCGCAGTAAATAACCACAAAGAGAAAACCATTAGCTTGCCTCCTTCTGATAAACAACCTTAACTGATTGACCCGAGCCATCAGCGTTGTCAACGATCTCAGTAATTTTAGTTACTGGATCTGCCTTAGTATTATAAACAACTGAATTAT